CATCAATCCATTTACCATCAACACCTTTTAGTGGCTTTTCTGGAGTATCGAAGACAGGTAAGCCATGAGAATCAATGAATCCCTCGTAGGACCATTCCATAGGTATGAACAAACTATATAATCCTGAAGCAGTCTGTCCATTGCGGTTTCTTTTTGTAACATCTGAATTGTAATAAAGTTTTTTAAAGTTCTCTCCTCCTTTATCTAAAGCATTTGATGTTGAACCCATCATACACTTACCAATAATTTTAGATCCTAATCTAAGACACGTTTTTGTTACACGCCAGTTGTTTAATATATTATCTGGTTTTTCCCATTTGCCACTTTCGTCATGTGCTAAAAGTTTTAACTTTTCACCATCATAACTATTGTCTCCTGTATTTTTCCAGTCAATTGTTGTATCTAATCCATCAAGTTCTTCAAGCTTTTCGTTTGCATCTAATTTCTTACGTGTAAGTTTTGACGCAGGTATTCTATAAGCTAATTCAGTTTTAGGTCTATCCATACCATCTTGGATAGGTTTAAAAAAGAAAGGATAGTTTATAGATATAGGAACAACCTTATCTGTAAACATCTTTTTAGCATCTGCTCCTGATTTTGATAATATACCAAAACGAGCATCACTTGATATAGTAGCTTGATTAACTAATTCCGCTGAGGACATAAATGAAAATCCAGAACGTCTATTCTTTAAATAGCACATTCCGTAACATCTATCATCAGCTTTACAGGCTTCCCAAAATATAAAGAAAAGTCTATTAGACTCTCTAAAATCTGGTGCACCTACATCTATCTTGCTCCATTGCAAGTACATATAGTGTGTTCCTGTTATATATGTTGGTTTACCATTATTATAAAAAGCAAACCCCTCTTCTCTGTGTTGAAATTCTTGATCGATGTAATCATACCAGCGTTCCTTAAATACGTCTGGATATTTATTCCAATCAAATACATTTTTAATCTTAGATAACTCCTTAGGAAATTCTTCTTGTACCCAATATTGCTCTTCTTTTTTATCAGATCGCTTATAGGCTTTTTCTATTAAAGGTAATGCTATCTTAAGATTTTGAATTTCATATATCTCGCCAATCTTTCCGGTACGACTTATAACAACGACATCATGGTCCTTATTATATCCGTATTCCCATTTATTATGACGATTTTTTTGTTTTATGATATTTGGCTTAATATAATCATCAAGCACTTTATATAAAGTTTGTTCGTACATTATTTAGACCTCCCTTCCGCAAAACCTTTAAACACTTTTGTGTCTGTTTGCTTTTCAGAGTCTTCTAGCATTCTTTCTTCTTCTTGTATTCTATTTAGAATTTCAAGTGCATCAAAAATAGCTAATTTTTTAGTTGCTGCTGCATTCTTTAATCTATCCGCAGATATATCGTCTCCACTATCTACAATCTTTTCTTCAGCAACCTTTATTAATTCCTCAACTGCTTTCTGCCCAGCTCGGATTATATTCAGTTTCGTCTCCTTTATATTCATATTTAATTACAATATCATTAGATTTCATACAATACAATCGCTGGCCATCTATTATAAACTCAAACTCACTATATGGTTTGTAGCCTACAACATCACCAGGAGTGATTCCGAGCCCGTTTAAGGACTCATTACCATATTTTAGTATTCCAATATGCTTTTGCTCTTTGGACAGCTTAAATTGGTCTTTATTTTTTATTGGCATTACAAAACAACGGTCACCATTTGACTTCCATTTATTATCTGTTTTGTATAAATAGATCTGATCGGGTGAACAAAAATATAAATCTTCTTTAAAATATGATCTACTATTTTTTTGTTTTCCCTTAATGTCGTAAAATCTTCTAAATACGTTATGATGTATAACAACAATATCTCCTATTTTTATATCTGTTTCGCCAAATAACGGCACTGATACCACTTCCGCTAATTTATTTACAGACTTAAAAGTTTCGATTCTTGTGTTTGTTATTAGCTTTTTACCATCAACATCAACTTCATTATTGTATCTAGATCCTACAGGTTTAATTATAAAATCAAATACAGCTGTCATATTCATTAGTATTCTAAATCATATTCAACTGATATTGCCATATTGCAATTAAACTTTTTCCACGGCATTACTTCATCTTCTTTTTTAATATAGATGTTATAGGAGTTATCAGTGGTATCTAATAATATATAAGAGATGCGATGCCCTCCGTAAACCTCTTGGCCTACGGAGTAATGCATTGCATCGTCTTTATAATTAGTTCCTATACTTATTTTTCTAACTACTGAATCCATTATGCTTCAACTACAGCTTCTGGCTCAATCTCAGTGTATGAACCATCGGTTAAATTAATATTAATTGCACCGTATTCTTCCTGAAGTTTGTTTTTGGTTTCTTCAATAAGATTATTAAGATCAGCCATTTGGTGTAACAACATGTGCTTTTGTGATTCAATAACCCCTATATTAACTAACAAGGCATTAAGATCTTTTTGCTGATTTGTAATAGTTTCTAATTGTTCTGTTGTAATTTGTCTTACTACTTCCATTTTATTTAATTTAATTGTTAATATTAGTAGCAACGTCATGGAATCGAACCAAGTTATGCGGGCTTATGAGACCCGTGAGATACCTTACCTCCCACCTGCTATTTAATGCCTATCGCAATTAAGCAATAGGCATATAGTTCTACATATTTGAGATTCTTCCTCTATCACGCATAGATTGTAACTCTTTATCAGTTTTAGGTTTAGTTCTTCCTGAACCTAAATTAGTAAAAGAAACATTTGCTTGAGCTTGAGTTCCTTTAATCTTATTTGTTCTTTCTACGCCTTTAATTAACTTTTCAACTTCGCTAGGTCTATTCATTTGAACTCTTTTAACGAAACCACCTTCGCTGTCATACTCCTCCATAAACTCACCTACTTTTTTAGTAGTATGAGTAGCTGTATTAGCTGAAGCCATACCACTTCTAGGGTCAATTTTGATTTGATTACCTTTTTCAATATTAGCTTTACCTTCAGCAGTTTTAATTGCTTTGTTAAATTTATCTACAGCGGTAGTTTGTTTTTTAGTATATTCAACTTCTGGCTCTTGTTTCATTGGGGAGCAAGACATTAATGTTGGAGGAACTCCACGACCTGTTTTAGGCATATTTCCTCTGCCGGGTTTCATTTTAAAAGGACTGTTCATTTTTTTTGTTTTAATTGTTTTAGTTTATTTTTTTCTTTTATATATTAAAATACCAGGAGCATCAGAAACAACGCTTTCGGCCATAGTATTTTCATCTATAATTACTAATTTACCAATTGCTTCCCAATTATTTGGTTCGTAATATGTTTCCATATATAAGTTGTTTTTATCAATTTGATAGCCAACCACGCTTATTGGATCATTAGTTTCTTTTAAGAGCATTGTTATTTTTAACTCTTTTTTATTTACTGTTTTAAATTCAACAAGATGAAATTCTGTTTCCCATTTACCCTCTAAAAATTTTTTATCCATTTTTTGAGAATAAGAAACAAAAGAAACAAATAATAATACTAGCAATAATAATACTTTTTTCATAATAAATTAAATTTAAGTTATAATATTATTATTACGTAAGTTTATTGCTTTTTATAAGCTTCCATCTCCCAAGGTAGTTTTTTAGAGCCTTCTTTCATTTTAGATCTAGAATATATTTTTCCTTTCCAGAAAACATTCTTTTCATCATAACCTAAATCACCTCGTTTCATTTGATCGATGTGCACAAGCTCATGCTCAACTGTTTTATTTTTTTTTAATTCTAATGGGGATACATTCTTGTTTACCAATATAGTGCCATTAGATTGCGCCATACCTAAAATATTGTCATCCATATCCTTGCTGTATATTGGCGTATTCTGCACATTGTAAGGAGGCCCTGACATTTTAAATCCCATAGTGGTTATTTATTTTTTCTTTTTGTTTTTCATTGCCGCTTGAGCGTTCATTGCATAATGCTTTCTAGCAGATGCTGAAAGTTTAGGATTACTAGCTTCTTTAATATCATAAGCAGTTTTTTTGCTTACCATTTTTTTCTTTTGCATAGCTGGCGTTGCAGCCGCTGGAGCGGGTGTTGGTTTTGCAGGAGCAGGCGCTGGTTTTTTAGGCGCAGTTGCTGCTTTTTTTGCTGCTAATTTAGCTTTCATCCCTGATGACATTGCAGATTTAGCTTTATTTATTACTTCTTGTGCTGGATTTCTCATTGTAATTATTTGTTAATTATTTATCTTGTTGTTTTGTTTTATCTTCAAAGTGACTGTATATTCTAATCGCAGTATAACCAATAGAAAGTATAAGAAGAATTATTTTTAAAGCTGGTTCTAAATTTGTCATTGACAAAGATAGTGCTACCGCGTTTAATCCGTATAGTTTAATATCAGTTGCGTCCATTAAAGTTTACATTTCGCTCTCTGAGTAATAGGAGCTGCGTGATACATAGTTGGAGTTTTCTTAACTTCCATTCCGTCTTTTCCGTTGCTAGAACCTTTACCCATTGGGAAACCAGTCATATCTAATGGTCCATCCCACAAAGCATTTGCTCCTGTTATGCCGTTATTTTCTATTCTTTTAACAGCTGGCGTTATTTTTCTCATACCTTATATTTGTTATTAATCTATTAATACTTTTAAACTGTTGGAGTAACCGGTAGTGTTCTATCATAAGATCCTTGAGCCGGTATACCAAACATACCTGTCATATTTGCCTGTGCTTTTGGATTAAAATTAACAGGAGCACCAGTTGGTTTTATTCCAGGATTATAAGTTCTTGGCTCTGACGTAATCGGAGTTTGTGGGAAAGTGTCCCCTGTTAAACCAAGTGTTGATGTATCGCCTGATGGCATAACGCTTGGATCATACTTTGGATTGCCTAAGGCACTGTTGTATCTCATCTTGTTTTATCTTTATTTACATTATTTATTGCTGATCGTAATACTATATCCGTATAAGTATTATTCTTCATTATTTTATTACTTCGTGGAGTTGTAGGTATATCTTCTACTCCAAGCATTATACGGTACATTCGACTTATTAGTTGTTTACACTTGAATGAAACTTTATATATGTTGTATTTCTGGGTTGTATGATTTCTATTTCGCCATACTACTATCCATCCTTCTTTTAACAAATTGTTCCAGCGCTTATTGTCCCAACTATATGCGTAAGTACCTATCTTATAATCTTGCTTGGTAAAAAACTCCATGCAATCAAAATATACTAATAATTCTAAATCAGCATCCGTAAGATCATAATTTCTACAAGCCCATTTGCGTATTAATCTATAATGTTTTAATAAGCCAAGATCTTTTATATCCTTTGCTTCTAATCTTCTCATATAACTATTACAACATCCTGTAATCTTATAACCTGATAGTCCTGACCTTCAAACTCTATTCCATGTCCCGCAGCTTTGTCGTAATAAATAACATCGGCTTCTTTTAAACATTTAATATCTTCACTTACAGAAACTACAATAGCTTCTTTATAACGTATATTTTCTTTATCTTTTTCTTTTAATAATAAACCACTATCTGTTTTTGATAATCCTACTTTCTTCGGAAGTATCACTATATTATTACCTATTGCTCTCATTAACTCTTAAGTTATTAATTACACAATCAGTTGATAATATTGTAACAGCTACAGATGCTGCGTTTTTTAATGCACTCTTAGTAACAGATAGAGGATCAATAATTCCTGCATCTATCATGTTAACTTGTTCTCCAGTTACAGCATTTAATCCGGAACCCTCTAAGCGATCCCAATTAGCTACTGTATGATCAATACCAGCATTACTTAATATTGTCTTAAACGGAGCCTTAATAGCTTTTAGAAGAGCAATACCCCCGTTGTTTGTGGTTAAAACATTTCTTGAAGCATCTAAAAGAGCAATTCCTCCTCCTGGAACAATACCTTCTTTAATCGCTGCTTTGGTTGCACAAATTGCATCTTCAACTCTATCTGCTTTTTCTTTTAATTCTAAATCAGATCCAGCACCTACTTTTACAACAGCAACTTTTGCCGATAGTCTAGCTAATCTTCTTTCTAATCTAATAACATCACCTGGAGCAGTAGCAACCTGTAATTGTGAATTTAACTCATCAATTAATTCTTGTACTTCTTCTTTTGTTTCACCAACGTGTAAGATTGTTTCGCTATCATCTGTTATTGCTTTTAAGCAACTGCCTAAACATTCAATATCTATAAGATCCATATCGTCTCCTAGATCTTCGTTTATAATTGTGGCTCCAGTTAACAAAGCAAGGTCTGTTAAGGTATCCTTTTTCGTGATACCATAAGTTGGTGCATTGATAACATTAACTTTTATATTACCTTTAACTTTATTCATTGCTAAAGCAGATAGTACAGTTTGTTCCATGTCTGCAATAATCAATAACGGTTTGTTATTCTTTATTACATATTCTAAAACTGATTGTATCTGACGAATAGATTCCACTGGTGATTCAACAATCAATACTAATGGATTTTCTAACTCGGCAATTCTTTTATTTGGGTTTGTGATAAAGTTTGAATTTACTAATCCTTTATCATATTGTACACCATCTATAATTTCTATTTCTGTTTCTGGATTTGCTGATGATTCCATCATAACAATACCAGTTTCACCAACTGCTCTAAAAGCATCCCCAATAATTTTACCAAGTACTGGATCATTGTTTGTTGATATAGTAGCAATGTGATCTATCATGTCTCCAGTTACTGGAACTTTAATAGATTCTAAATATTCTATAACTTTATCTACTGTAGTTTCAATACCGTTTTTTAAATCTCTTGAACTTACGGTATCTTGAATTGCATAAGCTTCTTCTAAAATAGCATGTGCCAATACTGTTGCAGTAGTTGTACCATCACCAGCTTCCTTAACTGTTTTTCTAGCCGCTTCTTTTAAAAGCCTTGCTCCCATATTCTCTACAGGATCTAATAATGTAATGCTGTCTGCAACTGTTACACCGTCTTTTGTAATTAACGGTCTACCTTTATTATCTTCTAACATTACACATTTTCCGCCGGCTCCTAATGTTGAGCTAACTGCTTTAGTTAACTTTGTTATACCGGCAAATACATTATCTCGCGCTTCGTTACCAAAGCTGAGATTCTTTACTATTTCATCTGACATATTTAATTGAATTTAATTTAATATATATATTACTTATTTTAAGTAATTTTTACCTACCTTGGCCTCTATATTTTTTTGTATAATTTTTTGAAGACTTTAATGCTGAGGTTTTTGATTTAGCATGAACTCCCGGTCTGCCTATATTCTTCTTAACAAGTTTAACAGAACTTTGAGATGATTTTTGATTTGCCATTTTAAGATATATTTTTTAATTGAAAGTGCATGCCATCTTTTCTTGTCCAAGTTCCACCCCAATCAAATCCAGCATCAGTAAAACACTTTACTAATTCAACAGACATTGTAGGTTCTTTTCCTAATCCATTCCATGCTGCATTAATATCTATTGCAATACCCCAAGAATGTAGTGATAAAGATTTTAATCCACGCTTTCTACGTACATTAAAGCATCCATCCCATGTTTTTAATTCCTTAATTAATCCTCTATCAATTATATTTGTAAAAGCAACTATTAACGGATTTATTATTGCTTTATTGCAATACAGTTTTTTTGGTATAACGCCCATTTCTAAATGGACAGGTATATCCCATACTGTCATGTATTTTAATTCGTTTTCAATTAAAGTAGGATCACCCCACTTTTTTAAGCATTGACTACTTGTTACCATTTCCTCTTAAGTTTATTTTCCAATACATACCAAACCCATAATTTATTGATCCATCAAATCCTACACCAACATTAGCTTGATATACTCTATCTTTCCTATCTTTGTAAATTAATCCAGGCGTTAATAATCCTGACCCTCCTATAAACCCATTGCCTCCTATATACATTTGTCTTCTTGGATCTTCTTTCTTAACTATCGTTTTAGTTACAAATGGTATTTTATAATCTTTTATGTACTCTCTTTTGCCATATAACTTATTTAACCATACGGTATCTTTAACGACTATTGTGCCTAAACTATCAAGTTTAATTGTATCAGCATATACAGTTCTAACTAAATGCTCTTTAAGAAGATTTTGAAATCTAACTTTAGATGAATCACAATTATCACTTACCGTATATTTTTCATCTTTTAATGGTATATACTTAACATCTGTTACTTTAACAGTTTTAAATACAGTATCTTTTGTTTCTTTCCATACTGTATCAGTTTTAACTGTTTCTTTAACTAAACCTTTTTCATTCGATACGCTACAACTTCTTTGTAATAATATTATTGCAACTAATACTGCGATTAACCAATAAGTAATATTGTTTTTAGTTATTTGAACCATGTTTTGCTTTTATTAATCGTTCTGCTATTTCAGTTGCTGCCTGTGCCCCAATGTAAATTACCGCAACGACAGTCCAGTTGTCAGAATCTATTTTTGAACTAAATAATGCAACTGACGCTATTGCAAATGCCATTAATTTTCTACTTATCCATTTATTTAAGAATAAATCAATTTTTTCTTTCATGCTCATTAGTATACTTTATTTAATACAAATATATCACTATAGATATTATTTGTTACGTTATTACTTCCCCATTGCACCGTAACATCTAAAACATTGCTTATAGTTGTATCAAATGTTGTATTATTTACAACATTAAATGCGAATCCCTGTGTAGAAGCATTAGATGTTTTAATGTAATGAAATGCTCCTAAAGAAACAATAGAAGCTACTCCCGCACCACCAACTTGTCTTATAGTGAAGTCTATGTTCAAACTCCAAATATCATTTATTATTGAATTTGTTAAACTCTGTACACCGCTATCTAATAATGTAATAGCCCCCGCTTTAACTCTTATTCTAATAGTTTGATTGTTGGCTGCATTCATAACTCCGCCAAAAACTGCACTAAAACTATCCCCTACTTTAAATCCATTTGCAGGAATAGTTAATGTCCCAACTCCTCCGTTTATTAATGTGCTTTCAACTGTTGTTCCTGTTACAGGCGATGAATTTGCTGTTTGTGCAAATAAACCATAATTAGTCGTTGCAGGTATATCAGAAGTTAATGCAATCGTACCTGAATTATTTGGTAATGTATAATTTCTATTTGCTGTTATTGTTCCTGTAAGTAAAGTACTATTATAAGTTGTTCCAACTAATATTATACCACTGCGATCTATTCTAGCTACTGTAGATACTTGCGCATCAGATATTACTAATCCAGAATCACTTATTGCTAATTGGCCATAGTCGGTTTCTGATGTATCATATAGATATAAAGTTCCAATTTTAGCATCCTGTAATGATTCATTACCATTTGTTAGAACTTGGTCTAATGTTGGAGCAAGATTTGCTTCAATAGAATTAGTTAAAGTCTCTAATGTGAAACTAATAGTTCTAGCTTCTCCACCATCTTCATTTTCAAATCTAGATCCTATTAATAGATCTGAGTTATTTAATGTAATAACTTTTGGATAACTATATATTATTGCCATTATTTATTTTTTAATATTTCTATTTCTTTATATATAGCTATTAACTCAGCTTCTTTCTGAGCTATAAGTTCTTCTTGTGTTGGTTCGTCAACTTCTATAAAAACTACCTCAACAAGGCCATTGTCGTCATATATTTCTTTTCTAATTTGAGCCATAATATTATTTTTAAATTATTATACCAATAATTGGAGCATTTCCTCCTGTAGGCAAGGAAGAACCAAATGTTGTGGGGGCTGATCCAAAAGTGGTTGCAGATTGAAGATGTGTAAGTGGGAATGATGCATTTAACATAATAGGAATTAATGATGTAGATGCAAACGCACTATAAGTTATTGTAATAGAATTATATACTCCAATCCAATATATTGTTCCAGCTACAAATGTTTGTGCTGTAACAACACTTTTTATTCCACTTGTGGAGCAATTTAAGTTAACACTTTCGTATGTTTTGGTACCAGGGGTTCCATTATTATCTGAATATATTAATATTCTTGAGAATGCTCCCGCAGCTCCAGTATTAACACTTATATATAATGAAGAACAAGTAAATGTATTTGCCGGTATATATGGCATTATTGATATTCTATTTGCAAGACCCGCTGTAGCAGACAATCCTGCTGCCGTTGTTCCGAAGGATGTTTCAAACCCAGCAGGTGGAACTATTAATGTATGAACCCCTCTCGTAGATAAGTTTCCGCTCCCTAAAATAGAGTTGCCATTAACTGTTTTAATATTAGTACCGCTGACTAAAGCAGCTTGTTTTGCATTCCAATCTGTTGAAGTACCGCCAAAAGCTGTTATTACCCCGTTAACATCTAATCTAGAGCTAGGGGTCGTAGTATTAATACCAACGTTAGTACCATTGTCAAATATTATACCATTACCAATAGCGGTAGCTCCAGTAAATTTTGCTACATAGTTTGTAGTTCCTGATCCACTAACATTTCCTGTTGGTAGAGTTATCCAATCTGTACCAGTAACCGTAGATGATAACACTTGCCCGCTTGTTCCTGGAGAATTTGTTGAATCGTAATATGCGCCAGTTACCCTAGCGTTACCAGCTACATGCAAAGCCTGACTTGGCGATAGCGTATTAATTGCGACTGAGGTATTAAGAAAATAGGATCCATAGTTATTAACTTGAAAAGATGGGTTTCCACCTTGCCAATCACCCATAGCTACAGTATAATTAGAATTTGCAACATTACCAAATACTACAAATAATTGTGCGTCATCAATATCATTACAAGTTAATATATACCCACCAAGAGCCGGCACTTTAGAACTTAGCGTTAGCACATCTCCGGTTGCAGTTCCTGTAATTTGTACTCTAGACAATGGAGTAGTTGTTCCAATACCTAAAGCTGTTCCTGTATCAAATATTATACTATTACTCAACGCAGAGGTTCCGGTAAATTTAGAAACATAGTTTGTTGTACCAGTTCCCGTAATAGGATTAGTTAGCGCGGCTTGGCCACCTATATCGGATAATAACTGTGTGCCAGTTCTATACTTTATATTTCCACTATCGGAAACCAGGAATCTATCTGTATCCGTTGACGCATTACTTAATGCTTCTAAAGTTATTCCACTTTTAAATTTTATACTCATTTTAGTTTTTTATTATATTATCCTACTTTAGTAACTAATACCCTGATCGGATTTATTGGAGCTGAATCAAACGTTATTGTAAGAGTGTCCAGTGTAGTTCTAGCTACATCTGCAAATATTGTTTCGTATGTAACAGTATCATATAACTGCACATTTACATCTCTTGTATTTAAGTTATGAGTTACTGGACCTGTTACAGATATTGAAGTAGCATAGTTAGTTGTTGCTGCAGTAGCCGCCGCAATAGTTATAGTATCTGTAGAAGCATTTGTAGTAAGCACTACTCCTGTTCCAGCTACCAATGTTAAAGTATCGTTGTTTGTGTCCGCAACTACCGTTGATTGACCTGCAACAGCAATATTCTTAAATATATTTTGAGATGAACCTAAGTCTGTATTTGTTACAGTAGCTGTACCACTAGAGTATGAAACCCCAATACCTGTACCCGCATTTACATTACCAAGACCAACTTGTATTAAACTTGCTAAGTTAGTATTACTTTGAACCACAGTCCAATCCGCTAATGTTGTTGGATTACTAACCTCTGCAATTAAGAAATCTCCAACGGAAACACTCTCTGTGAAGAAGTTACCATCTGCTGTAACAGTAAATGCCCATCCAACAGAAATTCCAGGAATTGTAGGTGGTGAATCTAAATTAGGCGTATTAGTAGCTGCATTATATCCACCTTGATATATAAGCCCGCCAACTACTGCTGAATCAACATAAGCTTTAACAGCCGCTGTAGTCGGTAAAGTTGTATCATTATTATTACTAGGAATACCTTCGCTTGAGGTTATAATTGCAACAGGATCCATCATCGCAAATTCCACTGCGCCAGCTGCTATTGTTGTAGCAATTGTAGAAGTGCCTGTTCCGGTAACATCTCCGGTTAATGTAATCGCTCCGCCTGCTACATAGTTAGGAATGTTTAATACATTTCCAATAAGTGTTGCAGCCCCCGATGTTCCAGTTGTAGTTAATGTTATAGGATCTTGTTTTGCATTCCAATATGCTGAAGAAGTTATTCTACCATCATCCAACGTACCGGTCCATCCTACAGTTATGCCTACATTATTAAGCAGAGCATCAGTAGGATTTCCTGTCAATGTTAAACTAACATTTGTATCATTTACTCTAGATAGACTACCTGTAGGTATATTGCCTATGACAAAAGCTGATATTTCCCCCATACTAAAGTTCTTAGTCTGGTTTTTTTGTGTTCCATTTGCTGTTACCGTAGTAGTACCAATAACTAAATCAGCAGCTAGAATACTTATACTATGTGGGTAACTATATATTATAGCCATCTATATTACTTTGTTATTTGGTTAACTAACACTTCTTTTTACTTTGCTTAAAAGGAGGGCGCATATTTTTATTTTCCATTGCATCCTTTGTATTTTTTTTCTCCAATGCAGTTTGTGATGCTTTCATTGGTTTTTTAGGGGCAACCTTTTTCTTCTCTTGTTTAATAGGTGTTTTCATTATATATATTTTTATTTATTAGCAATTCCACTTATCTAATGCAAGCTTCTTTCTTGTTGGTTCACCATTGGGTTTCTTCATCGGTCCTGGCATACCAGACATTCTTGCACAGAAAGATTTTCTACGCTTTGCATCTTTACTACCTGGTTTCAATTCCGACGGCTTTTTAGTAACCGCTGTTTGCAATTTACTTCCGGGGTTTTCTCTTCTGTAACTAGCAACCCCTTTTGCATTCAATCCACCTTTTGGATCTTTCCCTTCTTTGCGGGTCCATGCTGCAGTTTTTTTCAATGGTGATTCATCACAAGAACACTTGTGCCTTACCATTGCATTATTTGTTGCAAAATGTTTTAGTATATTTGGTTTCATACTATTACTATATTAATTGTATACTCTTATTTCAATGCAAGTTGGGTATAATAAGACATCATCTCTAAAAGTAGTAAACCCTCTCATTGTATTTAATTGAATTACCTGAGCATCTGATTGTGAAAGAAAATACCCCCTACCAGCATCGGCTCCGCCGGTTTCCACAAAATTATTATAAACAGAATAGCCAGTAAGCGGCGTACCATTTATAAATGTTTTATCCAATGTGAATAGCGAATCTGATTTAATATAATAACTCCCCTCGCTATTATATTCAAACCATATATTACCAATGGTATTTTCTAATATTGTTGCTACAGGAGCCCCTTGATCATAAAGTAATACTCCTCCGCCATAATTTAATGGTGTTTCATTATTTATTGCTACAAAATAAGTATCATCTACAGCCTCTCCTGCCCCTGGCCCCCCTACATTTGAAAAATCAGAGGCATTACTCACTCCTGATAACCTATACGTTACTCCTGCTTGTACCGAGCCTGAAGATAAACTAGAGGAAGAACCACCAGTCCCCTCTTGTTTTACTAAAGCCGTAAATACTGTATAAGGCGCAACATAAGGTTCTACTGTATTTGTAATAGTAACAACACCAGTTCCTTCATCAACCGATATACCATCACCCGCTATAATTTCTGTAACTCCACTGCCTCCTTGGGCATTTATGGTTTCGATTACATCGTCCATTGTATACCATTTGCTTTGAGCCTTCATTGCTTTTGAACCACCATAAGTAGTGTTCACATTTTCATATTGATTTAGTACTTTCGCTGTACCCGGAATTATTGCCATAATTTTTTATTTATTAATTGTTTGTTACGATACATTACTTTTGCTAGATCTTCTAGCTCCCATACCAACTTTCTTTTTAGCTGATACTACTTTTGTTTTTTCTGCCGCAGTCATTTCTTTCCAAGGTTTTGGTGACGCAGCGCTAACCCTTACTGAAGGGCGGCATGCTTTAACACCTTTCCTATCTGCTGATCCACATACATTACCTTTCTCATCGGTCCACTTTTCTTTGAACCATCTTTTTAATGATGCACCTTTCTCGGTTTTTCGTATAGCCATTACTTTTTACCTTTATTCTTTCTACACTTAGCGATAGCTCCACTAGCATAAGCCGAAGGAAATACATCATACGTTGCTTTTACTTTTTTATAACATGAATCTTTTACAGTTTGTTTCATCGGTGATTCAATAACTCCTCTACCAATCAAAACATCTTTACGGGTAACTTTACCATCGCCGCTTAAATCTTTTAATTTTTTCATTGGACTACTACCAGATCCAGAACCAATCCAATATCCATTGTTTGTTTTAACACCCAATCCCTGAGGACCAATACCTTTTGCATTCATGCTATTTAGTTTTATATTTTTTACCGCTTTCCTTTTTAGTACCCTCACCTTCATTACCTCTATTCTGCTTTACAGATTCAAACCTACCATCTTCATGGTCATAGTCCATACCTTTATTACCAGGATTCTTACGATGCATTCTCTGTGAGTGTGCTTTCTTAATTCTTCTATCATCTGTTTTAGCATAAGCCAAATCCCTTGCCGCTTTCTTCTTAGCCGCCAACGGTGATAACTTCTGCTTTAACAAAGGGGATTTTATACCTAGTTCAAATTCCATAATACTCTTTTAATATAGTATATACAATTACGCATCGGATCAAAATCTTACAACCAAAACATACTAAATAATAGTGTGACAATAGCCTACTATTTATTTACTTAATTAGCTAACGTCATCTTTTGAAAAATTTCTTGTTAGATATATTGAAGTAAGGGGTTATATACTACGTTCAGCTACAGCTTTCTGAAAAGAAAATGAATCTGTTTTAACCACCCCCGGGTGTATAAATTGAAATTGTTGGAAATGTTTTACCTTTTCCGTTTGTAAATATGTAATGGTTTAGATATGCTAGCACACAACTACAACACATGCGGAGCGTAGCGTAGCATGTATAGCATACAGTAATAACACGGTGTATAAGTGATAATATATATGAAGTTAATAATTAAAATATATAAATTATAAAATATAAAGTTAATAATATATTTACAGTATTAATACGACGACTAACTGATAATATAAGTGTAATTAAAATAATATAACTATGAACAATCTAGAATTAACAAAACAAGAAATTAGTCAAATAAAAGAATTGATCTATGATAGAATAGATATAGTCGGTGGTTTTGACAACTTAGAACAAAGTTTAAAAACTTTATTAAAGAAGTTACAGTATTAACACGACGAGTTAATGATAATAATAATGTAAATAAATAAATAATATAACTATGAACAATTTAGAAAAATTACAAGAACTAAGAAAGTTAACAAATGATAATGTATTACTAGAATATATTGATACTTTAATATCAATAGAACAAGAGTATACAGAATAAATACGACGAGTATTTGATAATATAAATGTAAATAAATAATAACAAAATAAATAAACAAATTATGAAAAAAGTAAAAGAAGTACAACAAGTACAAGAAGTAGTAAAAACTGGTAAAGAATTATTATCTGAAGCCATCGCGGCATTAACACCTGAACAATTGGCTCTAATCTATCCACCAATACAACGAGCCAACTTCGTAGTACGTAAGTCGTGGTTAGGACGTAATCAAGTAATCACATTCGTTAATAACAAGAATCAACGTGTTACTTACAATCATGATGATGTGTTGAATGTAATGTTGCCTAAACTATCAATCATGCCATGTTGGATCAAACGTGAGTACTGGTCACAATCAACTGATATGCCGGCTAACGTTAGACACTTAGCGACTATTGAAGTGTTGGATGTAGAGGAGTCTAAATAACTCCTTTACAACCTAAATACGACGATCTAATGATAATATTAATGTATGAATAAGAATAATAAATATAGAAGAATTAGTTGGATGTACAAGAATAGTTCAACACTTGAATCGTACATTGAACAACGATTAACTAAAATAAATAATAACCCAATAAAAGTAACTAAAGATGAACGAACTAAATAGAGACATAATAATAACCGTAGTGTTAAGTTTCTTTGCAGGAGTGTTTCTAACGCTAGCATTGATCTACTCGTAGCATCACCCGCAGGGTGTATAGCACACAGGGGTAACACGGTTAACTTTTGATAATACGTATGGGCCTGACTTTGAAATAGAGTCGGAAGAGTAGACTCCGTCCTACAAAAAGGTGACGTTAGCCTACTATTTATTAACTTAAGACCCTAATGTCACACTTTTCCTAAAACCCGTTGGGTCGCCACGAATCCTCACCACACCGTGTATAGCATACAGTCAAAACACGAGACTCATTTGATAATATATGTGTAACAAACAAACAAAATAAAGTATGAATAGAATAACAGAAAGTAGAGAAATTTACTCGTGTAGTGACGACGACCGTTATGTACTTGTAATAAAAAGTAATGACGTGGTAGTTGGGTTAAATTATTGTCAAGGTGACGATTATGTTTACTTCGTAAAAAACTTTAGTGAAAGTGATGAAGACTTAACCAATTTCTATAATTCCATAGCGCACTATCTAAACGGAACTACCGAAATTGACCGTATCAATCAAGCAATTTGGGCACATTTTGAGTATAAAAACGATTAATAAGTGTATTGTTTTGAGGAATAAGTGTATTTTATTGAGTAACAAGTGCTTAGAGAGGTGATAATACCTGCCTTAACTTTTATTCACATAAATGAAGTTCAACCTTCATACAATAATAATACGATGGTGATTTGATAATATAAATGTAAGATTAACAATTAAATATAAACGATTATGACGAATTATTCTAGTGCCTTTAGGGTAGTAATATTAAAAATCAAATTTGAGCTCTTAGAGGGCGCTAAAAACGCTGCTTGGGCGATGAGAAGATAGTGTTTAACCATTAAAATGTAGTTAATTATGAAAAGAATAGATTTTGAGACCGATATGGGTAGTGGTTATATAGAGTACATTCACCGAGATGATACTTTTAAGAATGATACATTTGATGTTATAGTGGAGGAGGTATATTCTTTCTATGATGAAGATGATGTTGTTGCGGATGTTGAGAAAAATATTTATAAATACATTTAAAATATAGAAATTATGACAATGAAAGAATTATGCGAGTACACTCAGACTACTCGAAGAAATAGAAACAATGCACATTTAGAGTTGGTTCGATTACAATATGGTGAGATACGCAATTTCACGGCTAAGGAAAGTAAACAAGTAATTACTAGAGGTAAGAGTGTATTTCGCAAAGGGAAGACCCATGCTTTTAGAGGATTGTGGAACCATAACAATGTACCGATACAATCATAATACGAATGTTGATTGATAATAATAGTGTAACAAAAAAATAATAATATATGAATTTAGATTTTAGAATGTTGAGTCATGATGACAAAGTAAAAGCGTTGGATAATTTATATCGCGTTGAAAACGGTGACAGTGATTACCTTGTGTATTTGTTAACGAATGAGAAGTATGATGTATATAGTTGGTTTAGTTTCTCTAAAGCCAAGGAGGGTTCGGAATATTGGATTAATTTATCAAATAAAATTAACAAAGAAAACGAAAATTAATATGGGAGTATATCCAGTAACAAAAGAATATAGTGTTGAAGTTGTTGAAACACTTATTAGAATAGTAACCGTTGAAGCAACGAGTGAAGAGCAAGCAATAGAGTTTGTAATGTATGACTATAACAATGCGGAATTAGTATTAGATAGCGATGACTTTTTTGATGTAGAATTTGAAATTGTAAATAGAGATTAATATGGCAAAGAAAATAACAATG